ACTAACGGACAGTTCACCGGGGCAAGCCTTACAAAGAAAGCGACTAACAGTTATTACCTAATTGGCGATCTCGCATGAGCCTAATTAGATTAGGATTTTGGGCTGCTAGTGGCGCAGGCGCAGGGGTTAGTTATTGGCTTGCCACCCTTGGGGGTTCGGGTAGCGACGAAGGATATTCAGTAGCCTTAGATTCATCGGGGAACTCCTACGCTTTTGGATTTACGGATTCAACCGGCGCAGGGGACAGGGATTTCTTATTAGCTAAACATGATTCCGCAGGGACTATCCAATGGCAACGTATTTTAGGTGGGGCTGCTAGGGATTGGGGCAGGTCAGTAGCAATTGATTCATCAGATAACATTTATGTTTTTGGTTATACAAGCTCAGCAGGCGCAGGTTCCAGCGACTTCTTACTAGCTAAATACAACTCATCGGGAACTATCCAATGGCAACGTATATTGGGCGGGGGTTCAGCCGAAACAGGATATGCAGTAGCAATTGATTCGTCCGATAACATTTATGTAGTCGGAGAAACTGGCTCAGCAGGCGCAGGTTCCAGCGACTTCTTGATTGCAAAATACAACAGCTCCGGCACTATTCAATGGCAAAGAGTTTTGGGCGGTACTAGCGGTGACGCGGGATATGCAGTAGCAATTGATTCGTCCGATAACATTTATGTAGTCGGAGAAACTGGCTCAGCAGGCGCAGGTGATGATGACTTCTTGATTGCTAAATACAACTCATCGGGAACTATCCAATGGCAAAGAGTTTTGGGTGGAAGCGGTAATGATAAATGCTTTTCGGCAGCGATTGACTCATCAGACAATCTTTACGTGTTTGGCTACACGGCTTCAACAGGTGCTGGCAGTAATGATTTCTTGTTAGCTAAATACAACTCAAGCGGCACTATTCAGTGGCAGCGGGTGTTGGGTGGAAGCAGTAATGAGAACGCAAATTCTATAACCATTGACTCATCAGGTAACATTTATGTTTGTGGTTTTACTCTTTCGGCAGGTGAAGGCAGCCTAGATTTCTTGATTGCAAAATACAACAGCTCAGGCACTATTCAGTGGCAGCGGGTGTTGGGTGGAACAGGTGACGACCGCGGCAATTCAATCGGAATTGATTCGTCAGATAACATTTATGTTCTAGGACAAACAGCTTCAACAGGCTCAGGAAGTGATGATTTCTTGATTGCAAAATTGCCAAATGACGGCTCACTTACAGGGACTTATGTACTCGACGGCGTGGACATTGTTTATTCAGCATCAACCCTCACTGGAGCAACCAGCACACTAACAGCCGCGACTTCATCATTGACAGCAGCGGCTTCATCATTGACAGGGGCGACCAGCACACTCACAGCGGCAGATGTAACTCTCACTTCTTACCTTGTAGAACTCTAGAAAGGCAATAATGCTATACATAAATGCAGAAAACGAATACCCTCGACACATAGGAGACGTGCAACTAGCTAAGCCCGGCTTCAAGGCCGGCGACACTCTGCCGACAGGCTGGCTCAAGGTAGAGGAAACAACCAGGCCAATACCCGGCAAGGATAAATTATCTCTAGAGGGCTTCCCGGTTGAGACAGACGGTGTTATGAAACAAAGTTGGGTAGTTCGCAAAATGACAGCAGACGAACTGGCACGCAGAGATGCTCCAGCTAACGCCAGGGCGAAACTAATCGAGCTAGGGCTAACAGAGCTAGAAGTAAACGCACTAGTTGCCGGCTTAGTTCGCTAGCTAATGTCAGAGCAGATCCCCAGAAGTAGCACTCAGCAGCAGCTATTACTAAAGCTAATAGGTGACGTAGCAGAGATAAAGGCCGGCTTCAAGATGCTGCAAGATCATGAAGACAGGATCCGGGAGCTTGAGAAGGCACGCTGGCAAACAGCCTGGATTACTGCTTTCGCTTCTGCCGCTCTAACTGCTTTCGCTGTAGTAGTTGTATCGGGGTTAATTGCATGAGATACCCATTACCTAAGCCTTCTATAACTTCACGCTACGGTTCCAGGCTGCGCCGCAAGAACCCTCACAGGGGCCTAGATTTTGGAGCGAGAAAAGGCACTTGGATAACGGCTCCGGAGACAGGCACTATCGTGATCAACACTTGGAGCGACTGCTTAGGTTGGTGTCTAGTTCTACGCTTCTGGCATGAGGGTAAAAACAAACCTATGTATCTAGGGTTCGCTCACTTGAAGGTAAAGAGCAAGCATAGGCCAGGTACTAAGATCTGGGAAGGCAACAAGTGGTTCTCAGCAGTTGGTGGAACTGGGAATTGCGCACGCGGAAGCCATTTACACCTAACCTACGGCGATACGCCTAGACACATATTCAAAGGGCGAACATTCGACCCTGAAGCCCTACTAGAAAGGTACGCAAAATGAAGTTCACACCTCAGATCCGTAAGGCAATCTACGCCGCTGTAGCAGGGCTTGTACCGTTGCTAGTGATCGCCGGGCTAGTGACAGGTGAGCAGTCTCAGCAGATCCTATCCAGCGTGGCAGCAGCCCTAGCTTTCTTTGCTTCTGTAATGGCAGTAAAGAACACCGGGGAGAACAACCCTCAAGGTGATTTTGAAGACGAAGAATTTGAAGACGTGACAGAAGGCGTAGAGCGCCCTCACATTCCCGGAGTATAAAAGCGGACAGCCTTCCATAAAAACATGGAATGTAACCATAACGACACAAGCGCCTTAGTAACGATAACGTTACAAATGTTAGTAAGACAACGAATAACTAACGTTAGTAATGTAAACAATAACTAGCATTAGTAACGAAATGCCCTCTAACGTCAAGCAAGCTAGACAGTTTGCGACAAACGGCATACGATTTTTACCCTCACTGGACTACCTATTTGTCTTACCTTGGGGCTATGCTCAAAACATGATCACAGTAAATAGAACTATCGCCAAACTAGGCGGCACACTAATAGGCACACACCCGGCAGGCTCCGAGGGCTGGCACGCTCAAAGAGCTAACGCAATCGGCGGCAGCGACATAGCTCCGATTATGAATAAATCCCCTTGGACTAGTGCAGTGTTTCTATGGGCGCAGAAGTCAGGCAAGCTACTTCCTCAAGAGGGAACTATGGCTATGAAACTAGGCAACTACTTCGAGCCTGCAATAGCCAGGCTGTTCGGAGATATGCACCCTCACCTAACACTACACACAGCGGACTACACCTATGAGAGCCAAATAAACCCGGGGTTTCACGCTAACCCAGACGGCGTTATTGAAGACGAAGACGGCAAACTTTCTATCTTAGAGATCAAATTCTCACGCAATCGTATGCCTGAATTACCGGAGCATTACCGCTTGCAGGTTCTTTGGTACATGATCGTGACAGGCTTGCATAGCGCTGCTGTGCTCTGTGCAGTCGCAGGCGGCGAATACAGGGAGTTTACGGTGGAGTATGACCCGATAGAGGCGGCAGAACTTATCAAGGCGGCAGAGGGCTTCCTAGAGGCTGTGAACACAGGTGTAGAGCCAACACTAGACGGCAGCCAATCCACCTATGAGGCAGTTAGAACACTCCACCCGGACATAGAAGACACAGAGACAGAGATAGATGCAGAGGAATACAGGCTGTTAGTAGATGCCCTAGAACAGGAAAAGTTCTGGAAGCAGCAGGTCTTTCTTAGAAGGTCAGTGATACAAAATTCAATGCAAGGCGCTAAGTATGGCTATGTAGACGGCGAGAACGTTGTAATGTTACAAAGCAGAGCTGGGGGCAAGCCCTATCTCAAAATCACAGAAGGGTAACACAATGGGATTCATGGATAACTACGAACCAGTATCGGACAGAATAGGCAAGTTCTGGGAGCTATACCCAAACGGCAGAATACACACTGAGATAAAGCTAATCAACGAAACAGAGATCGTCATTATGGCTAGTGCGTTTACGGATCGTGAAGACTCTCGACCAGCAGCGGTTGATTTCGCTCAGGAAACCAGAGGATCCAGCGCTATAAACAAAACTTCGTTCATAGAAAACTGTTCGACCAGTGCAATCGGTAGAGCGTTAGCAACTCTAGGATTTCAGACCAAGAAAGATGGCAACACTGTAAGGCCTAGCGCAGAAGAAATGCAGAAGGTATCCTCAGAAGCCATAGGAGCCAGTCTCAAGGACTTCGAGGGGCGTGCGAGTGTACTTGCCCTAAGTAGTGATGTCGAAGGGCTTAGAGAGCTATACAGCGAGGCTAAGCTACAGGGCCTGCCTAAGAGATTCTTGAATCAGATAACTGAAATGGCTAAGGCCGTAGATACAAAGTAGATACAAAACGAAGGAGACGTAGCCCACAGATAGCTACGCCTCCAGCAGTAATTCTACACCACACAGAGGAGAATCATGCAGGAAGAAATCAACTGGAAAAACTTCACCGAAAGAACCTGGGTAACCGGATACGCCAAGGGTTATGGTCATGGGAGGGAAGACATGCGAAAGCAGCTAACTTTTGAACTCTGGGACTACAAAAACAAGATAATGAACATTGACTCGGATTTAGCAGAGACGATAGAAATAACGATAGATCGCATTGAAAAACTAAAATAACATACTGTTACTATATATAGATATATATAGACATTAATACCTAGGTATTATTAGGGTTTATATATAGACATTTAACTTAATAATTATATATAGGCATTAGGTTTATATATAGCAACTAAATAACAACACACAGAAAAGAGACAAAATGCCACAGATCACAATTACCGGAGACGTAAACCTAATTGGCTGGGAAGGTCGCAGGATCTCAG